CATGAAAATGCGCTCTCTCAAGACTTCGGTTCTGTTAACTGATGCCCAGAGGAAAACCCTCACCGACTACGCCCCCGGCGTCACCGTTGTGGAACGGCCCGGGGCACAGCCCCACCCCCACGGTGTCTCGGCGACAACGCGTCGCATCGCCGAAGCGGCCCTCCTCGAGCATCTTGACTCAATCACCTTCCCAGAGCCTTATTATGCGGAATTCGTTGGAGTGGACAATGTGGCTGTCAAGAAAGTACGGAAACGCGATTGCGGTGGGAGTGTCCCGCGACATGCTGACCGTCCTGACGTCCACTGTGTGAATCCTCTACTCGGCACGCGCGACCTGCACTACGCCGTCAAAACCACCGGCGAAGTTGCTTTTTGCCGTGCCACCGCCGCCGAATGCCCTCACGCTTTCGGCTCGATCTTCATGAGCGTCCACAACTATGACATGAACAATGTGTCGATCGCCAAGGAGATCAAACGCAGCGGTTTCAACTACGGCGCCATCGCCGTCCACCGATTCCCCAACGCCTCCGGCGTGTTGGGCGGCGGTGAGGCGGTGTACGAGCGCCGTGGCCACCGCGTCCAGATGCGCGTCAACACTCATGGGCCGGGGGCTGCCTTTGAGCATGACGCCTGCGACTGGATTGAGACCCAGCCCGCGTTCTGGCTGGACGGCCAATTTGTGCGCCTCACCACTAACCATGTTACGTCCGTGGGTGACACGCACATTTACGGCCTTATCATCGCGGATGCTGCCATGCACAAGGATGCAGTCCATGGCGGCACGCTTGGATCGCTCATGCGCGCCAGCTTCGTCGGCGAATACGCCATCTCCGACAAGAAAGGCGCCGCCTGGGCTACCATCGTTGCGATGAACGGACCCGTCACGCGCGCCTACGGACTGCCGGGCCTCAGCGTTTTCGTCACGCGCCATGAAGCCCTGGCGGTCCCCAAAGGCCTGGTGGCCGATCTCCGCGTCGAGTTCGCTGCGATGCCCCGCACCGCCAACACGATGAAAGCCCTCATCTCTCGTGCCATGCGCCGCGCGTCCCAGCTTCAGATCGACGCTAACGAGGTTCCCCGCGTCGCTCACGCGTGCGCGGCCATCGTTTACGAGATCGATCGCGAAGCCGAAGAGCTTCTCATGCACCAGGCTACCCGCACGCCACCTCGTGCATCGCGCGTTCTCACGTGCCTGGCAGCTGCCATCCTCCTCACCGTTGCCCTTGGTGGTGGCGGGCCCGCTGGGAGCGCCGTGAGCGGCGGCATCGCCGCCGTTGGAGGCAATACCGCCACCGGCCTCGGCGCGTGGTGGGTCAACACCACGCGCGAAACGACCGCGGCCACTGTCGTGTATCGCACGCGCTCCATTGTCAGCATGCTCAGCCACGTGTTCGAGGCTTCATTGCCCGACATGGCGCGCATAGCTGAAGCGTGGACTGCCCCGCTGCCCGGCTCAGCGTTCGCGACTTGCCTCCCGGACTACTGCTACCCCGAGGATGAGCCCACCATGAGCAAAGCAGTGCGCACCATCCACACCGTCCGCGCCAGGATCGCTGCAATTGAGTTGCGAACCATCATGCGCGAGCAGTACCAACGTGTCGCACTTGCAGCCCAAGAGTGGCTCGAACGCTTCTGCGGCTCCGCTAGTCACAACTTCGCCGCTTGCGCTATCTACCGCTCCCGGATCGTGGCCAACAAAATCACCGACGCCATCGCCTCCTTGTACCCGGCCAACTGGGTTGCTGAGTTGCGCGAAGCTTGGGTCGCGCCCCTCCCAGGATCAGCATTCCTGGCTTTCGCCTCGGAAGCATTCAAGCGCTACGCTGCCGCTTACGTCATCCCTGCCGTCGCGCTGCCCTACTTCCTCCTGTGCGCGACGGTGGTCGTGACCATTGCGCTCATGCGCGGCCAACGCATGTGGATTGGACTCATTGCCCTCGTTGCCATCGTAAACAAGTTCGGACCCATGGACTCCCACCTGCGCGACATTGTCATCGCGCCGCTGCTTGAGGAAGCCATTAAGGCCTACGACGGAGGCGCCCTGTTCTTCTACACCGAGTGGGTGTGGGCCGGCATCTTCGCCCCCGGCACTATGCTCATGCACGCTGCCACCTCCCACATGCGCTTCTGGCACGCGGTCGCGGTTCATGCGCTCTACAACGCCGCCACACACTACGTGCAGGGAGCTGCCGGCGCTCTCGCCATCGTCGCCGTTTCGTTGGGCCTTTTTCGCTGGCAGCGCTCTGAGGTGCAGCGCTATACAAATGAGCTCCTGGGTGCCTACGAACGCCAAGTAGGCATTTGGCCTGGACCTTGGGCCTACAAGCTCTTCCGCACCAAGCGGTTCGAGATCCCCGCCATCGTCAGCGATGCGCCATTTGGCGTCATCGCCGACGGAGCCGAAATTGACATCAGCCGCGTACGTCACCCCTTGGACCTTTCGTTCGGGGTTGAAGCCAACGGCATCGTCTTCGGCTCACACGCGCCCACTGCGTTCTCCAAACACCCAGAGAACGACATGCGCGCTGCGGTCAACAGGCAAATGCGACCCATCAAAGCCAAGCCTGAAACAATCTCGGCCGTCCAGGACTTCATTCTCAACCTGCCCCCTTGCTTGCTCCCCCCGCCGCCCGAGAAGCCAGAACCCATTACCCGTGCGATGGTGTTTGCGTGGGCAGCTCGATTCCCCCGCGCAGTGCGTGTCCTCCTGCTCACGGCGTTCGCCAAAATGTTGGCTTTCAACGCCACCGAAGGTGTGATCGGACGCATTTTCGGACGTGGCGCGTTCACCAAACACGAGAAAGCCAACACTATCACTCCGAAAGGCGCGAAGCAATCTTCGCCACGAATGGTGCAGTCCGCCACCCCCGAGATAAATGTGCTCCTTGGCCCCATGGTGTACAATATCGCGGCGAAATTCAAACGCTTGTGGGACATTCGCAACTGCGTCGTTTGGACACCCGGTCTATCCGCCGAAGCCATCGGTGACGCCGTCTATGCCGCCGTTGAGCTCCTTCCCGCAGCCAAGTTCTATGAGTGCGACTGCTCAAAGTTCGACGGCAGCGTCAGCGAACAGTGGTTGCAGTTCAAGGAGAAGCTCTACGGCATGTACTACGACATCGACAGCCCATCTTGGATCTCAATCACCTATCGCAAGATCCTCAGGCTGATGCGCACGAAAATCGGGAAGTTCGCCTCCGGCATTTGGTACAAGGTGCTCGGCACAGTGGCCTCCGGCGATGCGGACACGTCATTCTTCAACGCCTTCATCAATGCCATGATGGACTTGTACGCCTATTGTACCAACCCCGACAACGGCGGCCACGTCACGCCCCTCCTCCTCAGCTTCGTTGCCCATACGATCCACGCAGAGAGCGTCGGCGAAATTTCCGGTGACCCGAACTATGGTGTCCAAGCTACGCGCGGCGACGCGAAGACACAGGTTGACGGCTTTCCCGGGATTGTTGGTGGCATCCACACCGACCACAAAGGTTGGGGCTCGCTCACGCGCAACGACAAGAACGCGCTTGCTGACGTGTTCCGCGAGGACTTCGACCTTCAGCTCCGCGAGGCATTGGGAATGGACCGCCCTCAATCACCTTCCTACGGCAACGAAGAGCGCAAAGCCGACAGCGGGGCCGGCCTCGGCCTGGGACTTGAGGCGCAACAAGAGCGCAACGACGTCAAGGCGGCAGCAACCTATGCCCTACTTGCGCCAATCATTGCCCGCGTCCCCTTCGCCCTGCTGTTGGCTTGGCAAATCTCCGTGGATCGAATGCCTGGCAACGCACCCTTCGACGCCGTGCTTTATGAGCGCCATCTCGCCGAATTCGCGCGCCGTCGCAACATGGACTTCGGAGACGTGCAACGGGACATGCAAGCCATCGGCATCGTCAACTTTATGTTGTGGTGCTTCTACAAAGTGTTCGTCAACGGCGACGACTTTCTTGGCGTGCACAGCGAAGGAGCCACCTGCAAGGCACATCGCCGGCAGGTGTATTTGGATTGCGGCTTCCAGCCTGAGAATTTCGATTCCACGAACGCCGCCCACGCTTCCTTCTGTTCCGCATCGTTCATGCCCGCCTTCGTGCCTGCCACCGGAGCCGACCCGCGCACGACTGCCACCATTGATGGCAGGCTCTATCGGCCCACGTTCGTCCTCACGCCAAACCTCGGCAAGCAGTTGCCGAAGCTAGGCTATGCTCACGAGCACTACGACGACGAAACTGCTGCGAGCATTGAGCGCGGCAAGGCCATCGGCATCAAGCACACCTACCACCACGTCCCTGTCATGGTGGCGTATGCCGACGCCGTGCTGCGCGTCACACAGGGCAGTGACGCCATCATGTCCGAGCGGTGGCAGTTCGGCACCACAGGCACCGCCATCCCGAACCCTGAGGGCCAGGCGAAGTTTTTCGTGGCCCGTTACGGACCGCAGGCGCTCCAGGCCATTGAGGACCTCATCGATGCCTTCAACCAGGTGGACTCTCTCCCAGTCGTCATCGACACGCCGGCGCTGGACGTGTTTTTCGACGTTGACAATGGCTTTGCCCCGCCACACGGCGCCGACTACAAACTCGCCCCGGCTGACCTTGCCCCACAAACCATTTATCCGCTCCCTCCCCGGACCCGCCACGACGCTGTGCGCCCTGCCGGTGCCGTCATCGAAGCGAAGATGGAGGAAGAGGATGACGCCAAGGCAGACGAGAAGAAGGACCCTGACCCTGCCGGTGCCCTTGCACTTTCCGACGCTCAACGCGTTGCCACAGCCTTCGCCGCTGGCCGCCAAGCTGAGGCCATGGCCATCGCCTTGCGCGCTGAGGAGTTTGTCGCCTCGCGCGGGCGTGCTGTGCCCGTGCGCGACCAACCGCTGGAAAGCAAGCGCAGTTCGCGCGGCGGCCGCGGCCGGGGACGCGGCCGCGGGCGTGGGCGCGGCCGCGGGCGCGGCCATCGTGGGCAGAACCTTCTCGGCATCCAGGTTGGGCCCGCCATCGAGGAGCTCATCAAGTTCCAGGTGCCGCTCTTCGCCGTCGTGCTCAGCATCGTCGAGAGCTGGTGGTTCCGGGACGATGCGCGTCGCGCATGCCAACGGTTGATCTCACACAGCGCCCTGGCAATTGTGGGCGCATGGAGCCTGCCCACAGCCATCATCCTCCACTACGCCCTCAACTTTACGATGTGGGCCGACGGAAAGAAGTGGCGTGCGGACAACCGGGTCGTCACCCTCATCGTGATCGTTGCTTTGGCGGCTGCTGCTCAAACCGCCCCTATGAATCCCCAAACGAACATCACGATCGCTCCGACCAACAAGACATTTGATATGTCCGCACATGCTCGCAATTCCTCCACCACCCGTGCTCGCCATCACCGAGACCAACGCCTTTCCCGCCGATCCTCAGGCTCACAGCGCGCGTTGGGCAATCAACCCACGCGTGGCATGGGCGGAAGATCAGCCGATCCTTCATGGCGCCGCTCGGACAAGCCTCTCAACGCCACCCAACTCGCCCAAGCAAGGTCCATCCTCGCACGACTACGCCACGCGAATTCAAGTGGTGCGCCCGGAGGCATCTTCGACAGCCTGTTGGGTGCCGCCGGCTCGCTATACTCAGGGATCACTGGCCGAAGCCTCATCGGCGACGCCGCTTCTCTCGGAAAGAAAGCTGTTGGCTATGCCATCGACTGGCTTTCCGACAAGGTCTCACCGCGAGATGATGCCAAGGTTGGACACGCCGAGGCAAAACTCGAACGCGTGCAGAAGCACAAGCGCCGGCAAGCTCCTCCTCCTCGCGCTCTGTCTCTTCCTAGCTTTCACCATCCTGCCGCTCGCACTTATGGGACCCTCACAGCCGCTGGGCCCATCCGACAGCGCCTCCAGCTCAAGCCTCGCAGCCTGCGGCTTCACAGCCACTGGCGGGCGCCCTTGACTGGAGCTGGCAAACACAAGTACGCCGTGGCTGGCATGCCTGAAGGTCAAACTGCCATGCGCTTGGCCTTCGCTCGAGCTGGCGCGTACTCCGCCGCGAATGCCCTCGCCGACTCCAAGTACCCACCGGCCCCAGTTCAGTTCGACAATCAGATCCCGAACACTGGCTTCACCATGGAGACCGGCACCGGCAACGGACGCGATGAGGTGACCATCCACGGCACTGAGTACGTGCGTTCCATCCCCACCAACAACCCTGCCACAGGCGGCGGCTGGGTTGCAGGCGACATCATCGTCAATGACTTGATGACGCCCATCGCGATGCCTTTCATGACGCGTGTGAACTCGCTCTTCCGCGATTACACGCACTACGAGATGGAGATCGAGTACATCATGTGCCCCACTGGTGACACCTCGGTCAGCGGCGCTTTCGGCGCCGCATTCATCCCGGACCCCGACGATGACATCGCTCCGCTGTCGGTTGAGGAGCGCATCCGCGACGTGCTGGAGCATCCTGGCTCCGTCGCAAACAACTGGTGGACGCCCACCCAGATCGCAATGCCACCCGACCACCGCACTCTTTGGACTGTGCCGGGCGCTGAACCGCGCATTGTGTCCAAGGGACAATTCACCATGGTCGCGACGGCCGATGCTGTGTCCGCCAACAATTCGCTGTGCATCCAGCTTGTGCGCTATTCCGTTCGCCTCACCCACGCCCGTATTGGTGCCAGCCTTGCCCGTGCCGGTGCCACAGCCGTGTACCAAAAACAGTTTGGCGACGGCCTATCCCCAAACTTCCCGTTCGGCACTAATGTGCCGCCTTCGGCGAGGGCCGGAAGCACAGCCACCATCGCTTTCCCGCTCAATCAAACGTCAAACGCCCCGACGTTCACGATGCAGCTGGGATCTGGCACCTGGTTCATGGAGATGGTGTTCGTGCTAACAACCGACGGCACTGCGCCCACATTCTCGGCGTCTCCTGTCACCCTGACGTCGAGTGGCTCTGACAACTGCGCTGTGGACGGCGATCCGTACTGGGTGGCAAACACCATCCCGCCCGTGTCGTGGCTCAATCCCGGCTACCCCGGCTACAACACTTTCACCATCCAGTCCTCGGGCACAACAACAGTCATGAAAGTGTCCCTCGCCATCTACGCGCCCGACCCGCTTCTCTCGTCCACCGTTCGGCTCACGACATCGCTCAACGTGACTCACGTCACCGCGGCCCAAGCTTCGAGCATCTTCGTTGTGCAAGCGAGCTACGATCCTTCGACCGTTGACCTCGCCCGAGCGGAGCGAAAGCTCACTGACGTCGCCCACGAGCTGGCCGACGTCAAGCAGACGCTCATCGACCTTGAGAAGCGCGTCAAACCTCCGTCGCTCGTCGTCGCCGACGACGACTGGGATTTGCCTTCAGCTGCGCGCCGCGAAGAGGCCAAAAACCCTGCCACTGACCGCAGTGACGCCTCGCGCAAGAGCAAGCGCTGAAGCCCCACACACACTTATGGTTAGCCTCCCTACGGGAAGCGGACTTTGGGGTTCGCCCGTCCGCACCTCGGCTAGTATCCAACACCTGCCTGCTCAATGAGCTTGTAGCTGGACGACGCCTTTGACAAAGCGTCTAGTGGCTGAAACTCACTTGTCCTGCAACGACTCTCCCGCATCCTTGCAGTAACTAGGGAACGCTGGACGGCGCATGGCAATGCGCCTAGTGGCTGAAACTCCCTGCCTTTCACTCATTACCCCCGCCAAAAGAGTGATCGTATTTGGCATATTCACTGTTATAGCACTGCCGAGAGGCGTGCTAGGGGGTAATGAATCCCCAAACGAACATCACGATCGCTCCGACCAACAAGACATTTGATATGTCCGCACATGCTCGCAATTCCTCCAC